ATCTACGCCACGCACCTGCGCGGCGAGAAGATCGACATCGCCGGGGTCGAGCAGCGCCTGGGCCGCCCGCTGGCCAACGAGGCCAAGGGCTACGAAGTGCAGGACGGCGTGGCCGTGCTGCCCATCGAAGGCGTCATCGCCAAGCGCGCCAACCTCTTCATGCAGATCAGCGGCGGCACCAGCACCGAGCTGGCCGCGCGCGACATCCGCGCCGCGCTGGCCGACCCGGCCGTGCACAGCATCGTGCTGCAGATCGACAGCCCCGGCGGCACGGTCGACGGCACCCAGGCCCTCGCGGACCTGGTGATGAGCGCGCGCGACATCAAGCCGGTGGTCACCCTGGCCAGCGGCACCATGGCCAGCGCCGCCTACTGGATTGGCTCGGCCGCGCAGCGCGCCTACATTGCCGACGGCACCACCGCCGTGGGCAGCATCGGCGTGGTGGCCACGCATGTCGACGTGTCGGGCGCCGAGGCGCAGCGCGGCATCAAGACCACCGAGATCTACGCCGGCAAGTACAAGCGCGTGGCCAGCCAGTACGCGCCGCTGTCCGAGGACGGCCGCGCCACCATCCAGGACCAGGTCGACTACACCTACAGCCTGTTCGCCGGCGCCGTGGCGCGCCAGCGCGGCGTGTCGGTGGAAACCGTGCTGGCCAACATGGCCGACGGCCGCATCTTCATCGGCGAGCAGGCCGTGGCGGCCGGGCTGGTCGACGGCGTCACCACGCTGGGCAGCCTGGTCGAACAACTCAACCGCGACCGCGGGGCCGGTGTTGCCCCCGCGAAACCCAAGGCCCAAGGAGCCCGCACCATGTCCCTCACCCGTGAGCAGATCGAGGCCGACGCGCCCGACATCGTCGCCGCGCTGCGTGCCGAAGGCGCCGCCGCCGAGCGTGCGCGCATCCAGGCCGTGGAAGGCGCGCTGATCCCCGGCCATGAGGCCATCATCGCCGCACTCAAGTTCGACGGCAAGAGCACCGGCGGCGACGCCGCGCTGGCCGTCATCGCCGCCGACCGCGCCGCGCGCAGCCAGGCCGCCGCCCAGCTGGCGGCCGATGCGCCGCAGCCGCTGCCGCAGGCCGCCAGCCCGGCGCTGGAGGCGCCGCGCGCCGCCGCGGTGGAAGACACCGACACGCCGATCGAAGACCGCTGCAAGGCCAAGTGGGACACCGACGCATCGCTGCGCCGCGAGTTCAGCAGCCTGGCGGCCTACACCGCGTTCGCGCGGGCCACCGAGTCGGGCCAGGCCCGCGTTTTCACCAAGTAAGGACACCCCACCATGACGACCCTTGCCGCAAACGTGGCCCGGCCCTTCGAGCTGGGCGATATCCAGGAGGTGCCGGTCATCGCGTCCGACATCATCTACGAAGGCGCCGCCGTCGGCGACAACGGCTCGGGCCTGGCCCGGCCGATGGTCAGCGGTGACCCCTTCCTGGGCTTTGCCGAAAGCAAGGCCGACAACTCGGCCGGCGCTGCGTCGGCCATCAAGGTGCGCGTGCGCACCCGCGGCTTCGTGCAGATCCCGGTCACCGGGGCGTCGAGCACGGCCGATGTGAGCGAAACGGTGTACGCCAGCGATGACGACACCTTCACCCTCACCGCAAGCACACACGCCGCCATCGGCAAGGTCGCGCGCTGGGTCACGGGCACTACGTGCGTCGTGTACTTTGAAGCGCTCCCGGTTCGTTCCATCTAAGGAGGCCCAGACATGGGAGCCGCATCGCTTTCTTCGCGCGCCATCATCGGCGAGTTCTACGCCACGCTTGAGCAGGACATGGGCAACAGCTGGATTGCCGGCCTGTCCAACCTGTTCAACAGCAACCAGGAATCCGAAACCTACAAGTGGCTGGGCATGGCTCCGGCGATGCGTGAGTGGATCGGCGGCCGCCAGGCCAAGGGCTTCCGTGAAAACGGCCTGACGATCGTCAACAAGACCTACGAAGGCACGCTCGAGGTGCTGGTCGACGAAACGCGCCGCGACAAGACCGGCCAGGTCATGGTGCGCGTGCGCGAGCTGGCGCAGCGCACCAATGCGCACTGGGCCAAGCTGCTGACCGACCTGATCATCGCCGGCGAGGCCACGGCCTGCTACGACGGGCAGTTCTTCTTCGACACCGACCATGCCGAGGGTGATTCGGGCACGCTGTCCAACGACATCACCAACGACATCACCACCACCACGGCGCCCACCGCCGGCGAGATGGAGTCGTCGATCCTGAAGTCCATCGAGGCCATCATGGGCTTCAAGGACGACCAGGGCGAGCCGATCAACGAGAACGCGCGCAGCTTCCTGGTGATGGTGCCGGTGCCCTACATGAGCGCCGCCGCCGGGGCCATCGGCAGCGAGATCATCGTCGACAGCAGCACCAGCCGCACCAACCGCATCATGACGCTGGGCACGCTGGGCGGTTTCGAGATCGCGCTGGCCGTCAACGCCCGGCTGACATGGACGACCAAGTTCGCCACCTTCCGCACCGACAGCGAAACCAAGGCGTTGATCCGGCAGGAGGAAGAAGGCGTGTCGATGAGCGCCATCGCCGAGGGCTCGGAAACCGAGTTCAAGGAGAAGAAGCACCTGTACGGCGTGAAGGCCATCCGCAACGTCGGCTACGGCTACTGGCAGCGCAGCTGCCTGGTCACGCACACCTGATCGGCAGCCGGCCATGCGCTACCGCGTGCTGCAGCCCATCAGCCTGCCCAAGGGCACGCTGCTGGGCCTGACCGAGGCCCAGGCCGCGGCGCGGCAGTTCGCGCTGCGGCCCACGGTCGATGGGCTGTGGCAGGTGTTGCAGGCGGTGCAGTTCAAGGCCGGCGAAACCGTCGACGTGGCCGGAGACATGCCCAAGGCCGAGCGCTGGAAGGTGGAGGCCGCGCCGCTGCCCGCGCTGGTGCAGCCGGCCAAGGCCCGACGCAAGGCCGACGCCGACACCGCGCCGCTGCTGGCGCAGGGCTAGGCCATGCTCGCCGCCGGGCAGGTCATCGACGCCATGGCAGCCCGGATCAGCGGGTTGGCGCTGGCTGGATCTCGCGTCTACACCTCGCGCACCTGGCCGCTGTCCGAAGCCGAGTTGCCCGCCTGGCGCGTGCAGGCGGCCGACGAGGACGTGGAGCCCGTCACCGTGCACCCCGACCCGCTGCAAGAGCACGCGCTGCAGGTGGAGCTGCGCGGCCACGCCCGCGCCACCGCCGATCTGGACGACGCGCTGCACGCGCTGGCCGCCCAGGCGCTGACGGCGGTCTTCGACAGCACGCCGCCGGCCGATGCCCTGAACACCATCGCCAGCAAGCTGCAGGTCACGCTGCGGCGCATCGAGCGCGCCGTGGTCACCGAGGCCGAGGCCGCCATCGGCCTGGTCGTCCTGACGCTGCGCGTCAATTTCCGCACGCGGGCCTCGGCCCCCGAAACCCTAGTCTGAGAGGCAATCATGTCCGATCCCATCTTTTGGTCCTCCGTGCAAGTCAAGGTCGGCGCCACGCACGGCGCCGCGCAGGTGGTGTCTTCCATCTCCAAGGCCAACCCGGGCGTCGTCACCTACGTTGGCGCCGACCCGGCGAATGGCGACTTCGTGCTGCTGACCGATGTCGCCGGCATGGTGGAGCTGCGCAACCGCGTGTTCCGCGTGGCGAACGTCAACGTCGGCGGCAACACCTTCGAGCTGGAAGACGAAAACACCACCACCTACGGCACCTTCACCAGCGGCAACATGGAGCCGATCGCCACGTTCGAGAGCATGACCACGGTTCAGGACGTGACGGCCAGCGGCGGCGAGCCCGAGTTCGCCGACCTGACCACCATTCACGACCAGGTGCGCCGGCGCGCGCCCACGGTGTTCAGCCCGTCGAGCTACAGCTTCGGCTGCATCTTCGACCCGGCCGACCCGGCGATGGCCCGCCTGGTGGCGCTGACCAAGAGCCGCACGCCCGAGGCCATCGTCTTCACCTTCAGCGACGGTGCGCAGTTCAGCTTCTACGCCTACGCCGCGGCCAGCGGCGCGCCGGTGGGCGCGGCGCAAGAGGTGGTCAAGACCAACGTCAGCCTGGAAAGCCAGGGCCTGCCCAACGTCTACGGGGCCTGATCCCCATGGCCCTGGTCAAGCGCTCCGAGTTGTCGGTGCCGCTGGAGCTTGCGCGCGAAGTCATTCGCGTGGAAGCGCTGGGCGGCGAAGTGGCCGTGCTCGAGCTGGACCTGGGCGCGCGGCTGGAGTTCGAGTCGGCGCTGGCGGCCTCGCGCAAGAGCGGCAAGAGCCTGGTCAGCGCCATGGTGCCGCAGCTGCTGGCGCTGTGCGTGGTGGGCGATGACGGCGAGCCGCTGTTCACGGTGAAGCAGTGGCAGGCCTTCGGCGCGCGCCACCGCGACACCGCCATCGAACTGTTCAACGCCGCCATGCGGCTGAGTGGTTTCGATGCCGAGGCCAACGCAAAAAACTGAGGCGCCAGCCGGAATTGCGTGCAGCGCACCGGCTGGCCCTGGCACTGAGCTGCACCGTCGGCGAGCTGCGCCAGCGCATGGGTGCGGCCGAGTTCGGCCAGTGGCTGGCCTTCCTGGACGAGGAGCCGATCGGCCCGGCCGACCAGCTGCCGCTGTGGGCCAGTTTGATGGCCGCGCTGCACAACGGGCCGCTGGTCAAGAAGGGCAAGGGCCGATGGGTGGCGGCCGACTTCCTGCCGCGCATGTGGGCGCCTCCACCCGAGCGCAAGCCGGCCACTGCGGCCGACGCGCGGGCCTTTATCTCGGCGCAGAAGGCGGCGCGGGGGCAGTGAGCCATGGCTGAACGTGCCGAGATCGTCCTCAGCGCGTCGGACAAGACCGCCGCGGCTTTTGCCAGCGCCAAGCGCAACTTGACGGCTCTGCAGGCGGCGACGGTCGGGACCGTGGCCAAGTTTGGGGCCATAGGCGCCGGCATTACCGCCGCCATCGGCACTGTAGCGAAGGCTGTATCCCTGGTTGACCCGCGGCCAATTTTTGAGACTGCCGACCAGCTGGCCAAGCTCAGTCAGCGCAGCGGCATCGCGGTGGAAAACCTCAGCGCGCTGCAGTACGCCGGCAAACTGGCCGATGTGTCCACCGAAGAGCTGGCCGACAGCGTCAAGAAGCTGAACGTCAACATCTCGGCCGCGGCGCGCGGCGAGAAAGAGCAGGCCGCCGCCTTCCGCACCATCGGCGTCGAGGTCAAGGATGCTGCCGGCAACGTGCGCGACGCCGACCAGGTGCTCGGCGACATCGCCGACCGCTTCTCGACCTATGCCGACGGCGCTAACAAGGTGGCGCTGGCCAATGCGCTCGGCGGGCGCAGCTTCGAGAAGCTGATCCCGCTGCTGAACGGCGGGCGCCAGGGTCTGGCCGATGCGCGCGCCGAGGCCGAGCGCTTCGGTGCCGTCATCAGCGGCGATCTGGCGGCAAAGTCTGAGAAGTTTAACGACAACATCACGCGGCTGGGCGTGGCGGCGGATGCGCTCAAGGTGGCGGTGGCCGGCGGCGTGATCGACGCGCTGGTGGAATACTCCGACGAGGCGGTGGAAGCGGCCAAGAGCAGCGACCTGCTGGGCTTCAGCCTGCGCAAACTGGCCGACGTGTTCACCGGCAAGGCAACGCGCGAGTTTGTGTTCGGCAAGGCGCTGGCAGAAAGTGACTTCAAGCTGGCGCAGCAGCGCGTCGACGGGCTGAATGCGCGCATCGAGGCGCTGCAGGCCCGGCTGGCGCAAGACCCCGGCAACGGCGGGCTGCTGCGTCAGCTGCAGTTTCTGCAGTCTGCCGCCAAGGCGGCCGACTCCGAGCTGGCCAAGCTGGCCGACAGCCGCAAGGGCGAAGGCCTGGGCACCGGCAACCTGAGCAGCGCCGCGCGCGCGGCGCTGTTTGACAAGGACCGCACGCCGGTGCCGCAGCCGCGCCAGGCGCCGGCTCTGCCGGGCGCCGGTGGGGGTGCCAGCACCGCTGCGGCCGATGCCGAGGCGCTGCTGCGCAAGCAGCTGGACGGCCGGCTTAAGCTCATCGCCGACAGCCTGGAAGAGCAGCGCGACCTGTTCCAGTTCAACGAACAGCGGCTGGCCGAGCTGTACGCCGCCGGCAACCTGAGCATCGACGCCTACTTCGACAAGAAGGCGCAGGCGCAGACCGAGTTCCTGGCGCAGCAGAAGGCCGGCTTCGACGCCGAGATCGCCGCGCTGCGCGAGGCCCAGGCCAAACAGGCCAAGCCGCAGGACCGGCAGGACACCGAGAACCGCATCGCCGAGGTGATGGCGCGGCAGGCCAAGGCCACGCGCGAAGCCGGCCAGGCGGCCGAAGTGGCCGGCACGCAGCGCAAGCGTGCCGCAGCCGAGTTCGAGGCCAGCCTGGCCGCGCTGAATGCGCAGATCCTGGAGTTGCAGGGCGATCGCTTCGGCGCCGAGCTGCTGCGCAACGCCGAAGAGGTGGCCAAGGCGCAGAAGCTGCTGGCCCAGGGCGGTGGCGATCCGCAGCGCGCCCAGGCGCTGGCGACGGCGCTGGAGCTGCAGACGCGCTTCGGCCAGGTGCAGGCCGACACCTTCCGCCTGACCGAGCGTGCCCAAGCGGCCGAAGAGGCCTTCCTGATCAACGCCGAGCGGCTGAACCTGAGCCGCGCCGACACCGAGGCCGGCATCCTGCGCCTACGCGACCAGTCGATCGCGCAGCTGGACGAACTGATCGAGCGCACCGCCCGGCTGGCCGAGGTGTCCACCGACCCCGACCTGATCGCCTTCTACGAGCGGCTGAAGCTGGTGCGCGAGCGCGCCTTCGACGCGCGCGACCCGGGGCTGCAGCGCTTCAACCAGCTGGCGCGCGAGGCCGGCGAAACTATCGCCAGCGGCTTCGAGGTTGCCATCGTCAGCGGGCGCAGCCTGTCCGAGGTGATCGGCGAGATCGACAAGCAGTTGGTTGCGTTGATCACGCGCGACCTGGTCACCCAGCCGCTGGCCGACAGCATCACCGGCTTCATCAAGGGCCTGGGCGGCGGCGGCACGGGCGGCGGCGCGCAGACGCTGCTGTCCGGGTTGTTCAGCAGCATCAGCGGGCTGTTCCTGCACGGCGGCGGTGTGGTGGGCGAAGCCGGCACGCTGCGGCCCATGCCGGCCATCGCGCTGGCGGGAGTGCCGCGCTACCACAGCGGCGGCGTGGTGGGCCTGCAGCCCGACGAGATGCACGCCGTGCTGAAGCGCGGGGAAGAGGTGCTGACCCAGGCCGACCCCCGCCACCGCGACAACGGCGGGCGCGGTGCGGCGCAGGTCATGAACTACAGCCCGACCTTCGTGCTCAGCGGCCCGATGGACCGCAGTACACAACTGCAGATCAGCGCCCGCGCGCTGGACGGCGCGCAGCGCGCGCAGAGGAACCGTTGACATGGCCTTCCTGGAACAGCGCCTGTCCGACGAAGCCAGCCGCGGCAGCCGCGGCGGGCCCATGGCCACGCGCACCAAGTCCTACTCGATCAGCCGGCGGCTGTATCAGAACTTCCCAACGTCGCGCCCGCTGCAGGTGTACGACTACACCTTCGGCAACAAGCTGCAGTCTGACTTCGAGGAAATCCGCGCCATGTTCTACGTGGTGTTCGGCACGCCTTACACCGGCTTTCGGTGGAAGGACTGGAACGACTACCAGCTGACGCAGGGCAACAGCACGCTGACCTTCATTGCCGGCACCACCTGGCAGATCTACCGCCGCTATGCGCTGGCCGGCGGGGTGCACTGGGACCGCATCATCCAGAAGCCCAACGCCGACGTGATCATCAAGCGCAACCGCGCCTCGGTCATCACCACGGCTGCGGCCACGGTGGACACCACCACCGGCATTGCCGACATCAGCGGCCATGTGGGCGGAGACACCTACACGGCCGAGGGCACCTTCGACGTGCCGGTGACCGTCGCCGAAAACGAGGCGCTGGCCAATGTGGAGCTGGACGGGCTGAGCGAATCCGAGATCCAGGGCCTGCCGTCGATCCGGCTCGAGGAAATCCTGCTGTGAGCATCCCGGCCGACCTGCTGGCTCACTACCAAAGCGGCACCACCACGCTGGCCTGGGCGGTGAAGATCACCCGCGCCGACGGCGAGGTGTTCGGCTGGACCAGCGCCGACCGCGACGCCACCATCTCGGCCGTGCTGTACCGCAGCGCGCCGGGGCTGGACGTGGCCTCGCTGGCCACCAGCGCGGGGCTGGCGGTGGACAACACCGAAATCACGGTGCTGCCCGATGACACGGTGATCACGCGCGCCGACATCATTGCCGGGCGCTGGGACAACGCGGACTACACGCTGTTCCGCTACAACTGGGCCGACCTGACCGACGGCGTCGACGTGCGCAGCGTCGGCAACCTGGGCGAGCTGCAGCCGCGTGCCGGCTACTACGTGGCCGAGCTGCGCGGGCTGCAGCAGCACCTGCAACAGCCGGTCGGCAGCGTCAGCACCAAGACCTGCCGGGCCCGGCTGGGCGATGCGCGGTGCACGGTGGATCTGGGGCCTTGGACGGAAATCGGGGCCATCACTCATGTCACCAGCAACCAGATCTTCCGCGACAACGGCCGCGCCGAGGCGGCCGACTACTTCGGTGAGGGTGTTCTCACCTGGACATCCGGGGCTAATTCGGACCTGGCGCAGAAGGTCAAGACTTATGCCGCGGACGGCACCTTCACACTCTCGCTGCCCATGCTCTTCGATGTGGAGGTGGGCGACGAATACAGTGTCGTCGCAGGATGCCGCAAGCGGGCTGCACAAGACTGCAAAACCAAATTCTCGAACCTGCTGAACTTTCAGGGCGAGCCGCACCGGCCGACCTTGGACCAGTTGACCAGCTCGCCAGAGGCCAACGTATGACGCCACGGGCCGCCGTCGTGGCCGCTGCGCGCCAGTGGATCGGCACGCCATGGGTTCACCAACAGCGCGCAAAAGGGGTTGCGGTGGACTGCGCGGGCCTTGTCATCGGCGTGGCGCGTGAGCTGGGCCTTGTGGCGGCGCAGTTCGACATCGGCGGCTATGGAAGGTGGCCGGACGGCACGTTGCTTGACAAGTGCGGCGATGTCATGACCCCAATCGAACGAGCGGCCATGCGCGTGGGCGATGTCTTGGTGGTTGCAACCGACGAAGAGCCCATGCACATGGGCATCCTCGGCGACTACGCGCATGGCGGGCTTTCGCTGATCCATGCCTCGAACATCCGCGGCGTCGTCGAACATCGGCTGCTGTTCGCGCGAAATATGCGTTTCAGTGCCGCCTATGCGCTGCCCATGGTGACCTGATGGCGCAGCTTGCAATTTCCGTTGCCGGTGCGGCTGTAGGCTTTGTGGCCAGCGGGTTCAACCCGATCGGGGCGCAAGTCGGATGGGCTGTCGGCGCCACGGTCGGGGCACAGTTCATCGACAAGCCGCACAGCGAAGGCGCGCGGCTGTCGGATCTGAAAATCACGTCAGGCGCCTACGGTGACGTGATCCCGGGGGTGGCAGGGCAGGTGTGGTGGGCCAGCGAGCGGCGCGAGATCAGCACCACCACGGAACAGGGCAAGGGCGGCGGCGCCACGTCGACCAGCTACACCTATGAGGCCGATTTTCTGTTCGGCTTGACGGACACCGAAATCGTCGACGTTTCAAGGATCTGGCTGAACGGAAAGCTGGTGTATGTGACCCTGGAAGCGGCCGACGTGGGTTCTGTGGAAGCCAGCATCGACAACCCCGGATGGCAGCGAATGACCGTCTATTCGGGCGCGGCCGACCAGCTGCCCGACCCGACAATGGAAGCGGCGCTGGGGGTGGGCAATGTGCCGGCGTACCGCGGGCGCGGAAGCGTGTTCATCGAAGGGCTGAATCTTGGTGTCAGCGGCGTCGTGCCAAATTTGACGTTTGAGATTGCCAACGGCATTGTCCCTGCAGAGTCGACCAACATGCTTTACGCGGATCTGCGCGAAAGCATTGAAAACCTGGGCTGCATCGATGTAGGCGCAAACAAGGATGCTGCATTCGCGCCTGGCGGATTCCCAGTAGAAAATGTTGGGTACACAATTCGTATTGATGTCGACGGGGGATCGTTTAATTCCAGGGGGATGGGCTGGGAAAGCAATAACCTGTCCTTTACATCGACCGACCCTGTAACCATTGAAATGTTGGTCTCTATAAGCCAATCAGTGCGAATAGAGGGAACCGTTGAGCCAGAATTTTTTGTTTTTTCCGTAGGCAGAACACTTTCGTTTAGCAATTATGGGATCATTTTTGCGATGAACCCATATACGTTAACGGCAAGATTCGATATTGTTGGCGTTGGTTTTACAGGTTCGCGCCCTATAGCGCTAAATACACTCGTGCATGTTTGCGCGCAAATTCCAGCAAGTCCAAATGCAGGCAATCCGGCGAGATACTTCATTGACGGGGTTCAAGTCGCGACCACTGCGTTCCGGCCTTATAACGGAATTGCGGATGCCGTGATGTTGGGCGGCACTACAAATGCCGTCCCTGCCAGCAAATACGCAGACGTTAACTACAAACAAGTCAAGATAACCAAAGAACTGCTATATGTGCATGACGGCAGCAGTTTCGATGCCCCCGATGAGCTGGCGCCGCCGCTGTGCGTGCCGCGGACCTACACCGAGGATGCCACGCTGCAGGACACGGTAGAGGCCTTGTGCGCCCGATCGGCCATGCCGGCTGGGACCTATGACGCAACGCCTCTCGCGGCCATCACCAAGCCGGTGAGGTCCCTCGCCATCGGCAACGTGACAAGTGCGCGCTCGGTCATAGAGCAGCTGCAGGCGGCGTACTTCTTCGACGCCTACGCCACCGACAAGCTGTATTTCTTGCCGCGCGCCGGCGCCGTGGCTGACACCATCGACGTGCTCGACATGGGCACGGGCGAAAGTGGGCCGCAGGACGAGCTTCTGCCCATGCAGATCGGCAGCAACGCCGAGATCCCGGCCCAGGTGGCGGTGTCTTACGCCAACGTCGATGCCGATTACAACACCGCCACGGAACAGAGCGACCGCCTGCTGACGGGGCAGGTCAATACCTCGGCGCTGCAGATGCCGCTTGGCTTTACATCGGCCGAGGCCAAGGGCATTGCAGACGCCATCGTCATCGACGGCTATGCGAGCCGCGTCTCCGGGTCGTTTGCGGTGCCGGTGGCCTATGCCGAACGGGTGCCTACCGATGTCGTGACCGTGCCCGATGAAAGCGGGCGAGCCTATCGGGTGCGCATCGTGCGGCGCGTCGATGAGGCGGGGGTTCTGCGCTTCGACTGGGTGATGGACGATGCAACGGCCATCGAGTCGGCCGGAATCACCAGCGACGACTATGCGCCCGTCATCAGCGTGGCCTTGCCTGGCGACACGCAGATGCAGCTGCTTGACAGCCCCTTGCTGCGCGACGACGACGACACCCCGGGGCACTACGTGGCGGCCAGCAGCAGCAGCACCACCTGGCCAGGCGCCAGCATCCAGCGCAGCCAGGATGACGCCGAGTTCGAGGAAGTGGCCGCGGTGGCCGAGCGCGCGGTCATGGGTGCCACGACCACGGTGCTGGGGACATGGACCGGCGGTGTCGTGTTCGACGAGAAGAACACGGTGATCGTCAACGTCGGCAGCGGGGCTCTCAGCAGCAGCA